GATGTTTCACGAATTGAACCAGTAGCGAAATAATGGCAGTACAAGAAATTATAATTACACCTTACAACCCGCTTAAAGTAGTGGGCAATGCTGCTTATGCAATTACTAAGCAATATATAATGGAATTTTTAAAGCACTTGCAACATCACCAAGCATTGAAATATTTTTAGTCACTTGTCCAGCGCCAAATCCATAAGCCAACAATTGTTTTGTAGCGTCTTGAACCTCGGTTAAACTGAATGGTGTTTTAGCTGCTAAACTTATGAGTGAAGTTTCTAATGACTTAGCGGCCATTGCATCGCCTTTCATTAAGGTGCGCAATGATGCAGAAAAATACTCATAGTTTTTAAGACTTTCTACAACTGATTTTCCGAATGAAACAACACCTGCAGCACTTAAACCAATTCCTAATGAACCGCCAATTCCACTTAATGAGCCCAAAGATTTTAAACCAGCTTTTGTTTGATCAATGCGTTTGTTTAAACCTTGAGTAGCACCACTTGCTTTCTCAATTTGCTTAGTCATTAAGTCTTTAAGACTTAGCGTATATCTTACATCAACATTATTCATTATTCAAATTTATAGCCTTTTTGTTTCATCACAAACTTGCACTCCGCCCACGTTCTTGCAAATGTATCATCGTCCATTGTATGAGCGTCTAAATGAAAAAAATAGCGAATCCATGAGCATTGCTGTCTGAATCCGCTATTTTCTACTACTTTAATTTCGTGTTCTATTTTTTTTTTAAGAAGTCAATAGAATACCAGTTGATTAGCGAATCCATTTTCATCAAAACAGCGTAATAAAACATATCATTTTCGGGCTTGCTGTCAATAACACGTGGGTCCGTGTGTTCTTTAATTACACAAACTGAAAACAATAACTCTTTTGATTTAGTTTCAGAAATATTCATCTCATCAATAGCCGCATTTTTAGCATAACGATTTGGTTCACGTACAAATACTTGCACATCGCCAGTTTCTTCATTGCCAAAAGTCCAATCAAAAACTTTTATTCCTGGTTCTTTTTCATTGATTGCGCGTTGTAATTCAGCACGTAATATTTCGCGTTCTTCTACTGTTGCCATAATACATCTCCAATGATTAAAGGCAATGTAACCTTGATAGATGTATCACCTTGGTTTGTATCGATAGTTACCTCAGTAAATTCAGCAAACTTAATTACGTCCTTTGTTGGTGCCGTTCTTGACGAGCCGTAAACAACTGGAATATCGAACGGAGGAATATCCATTAAATTTTTGTTTGGAGCGGCATCAATAAGTTTTCTAACAACCTCTGAATATAATTCAATGCTTGCCTCAAATTCATCGTTTCCGTAACCTCTTGATGTTGGCAAACCGCCAGCACCTTGTAAGTTTTCTTTTGTGGTTTTTTTCTTATACATTATTTTGGTGATGCCCGTTACAGGCACCCCAAATAATACAAGATTTATGTCCACCCATGCGTATGATACGCCATTAATTAAAGTCGGCATCTTAGTCTATTTTAGTTGTTAAACCAATATTAATTTCAATAAAATCAGCTTTCCCAATAGGTAGAATCTTGATATTCTCAATAATCTTATTGGTGCTTAATACATTTTGCGCAGGATCAATAGTTACTTTATACGCGCTGATTTCGCCATCTCTTACCATAATATCCAAGGCAGAAGATGCCAATGAAACATAATAAGCGATTGTAGTATCTGCCATCGTTCCGTTTGAGTTTAAAACAATGTCCCCACTTAATGCAGGCAATGTATTTAGTCTTACTTGACGCACAGCCTTATCAACAGTTCTATTATTGTAGATATAACGGTAATCAGATGTAAATGTTGTTGATGTATTTGGTTGGTTATTATACGAACCTGTGAAACCAACTAATTTACGCAAAAAGCAATACCCGTAATCTGTTAATGTGTTCAATTGTGATGTTGGTGTTGATGCATACGTAACACCATTGCTAAATGCAACCGTGTCTAATTCAACGCCATCACTCATATTAAACTTGCCAATCCACGCCCAAGATTCAGAAACCTTTGAAGCGCTTAAAGCACCTAGTTTTGCGCCAATATCGCTAATTGATTTACCAGTTGTAAGGTAAAGCAAATAACCTTTTGCAGCACCATCTTGAGAAATAATATTACTTACTTTCGCGCTGTTTAAAGTTGAAAGGTTATTCAAAGAACTCAATGCTGCCGTTCCGCTAATTTCTGGTGCTTTAAGAATTGAAAACGGTTTATGATCGGTAAATCCTGCGGCTGCTACCACTTGTAATAGTGGTGTGTCAGTTGCAATGGTTGTAGCTGCGAACGCATGAAAGACTGCCATTTGGCGAATTGCTCCATTTGCCGCATCTCTTACAAGTGTTACTTCTTCATAAGCCGCCCCAATTGCAGCGTACAAGCCAACCCAAAGATTGCCGTTAGGTTTTAATCTAAAGTACTCTGAAATATGATAGTGAAACACCGCTATTTTAGAGGCTACACCCGCAACGGTTGCTTGTGTTACTGTAACGGCCATTGTTGCACCAACTATTGTCGCTGCCAATGGTGTTCCGCTATTTGGCCAAATACCTAATCCATCACGGTAAACAATAGTTACAACACCTATTGCAGATGTCGCAGTGTATCCGTGAATATAAGTTAAAGCATTAATAGCCGCGGTAATTGCAGTTGCAACAAGTGTAACAGTGTTATCGCCACTTACTTTAGTGTATTGGCCAAGTGTTACAGTTGTTCCATTTGGCTCTAAAAACGTAACTGTAATAATATCTCCATTTGTTCCTGCAGTTGTTACACTTACAGTTCCTTGCCCTGGAGTTTCATCGCTGTACGATAAATCAATGCCTAATGCCTCAGCTTGTTCAATACTGAACACGTTTTTTATGCGGCTTGATGTGCTAAATCCACTAGGCAAATTACCATTAGCGATATAAAATATCATACCGCTTATATGGTCCTCACCTGCTGGAGCCCTCCCTAGTCCACCTTGTGAAATATTGAAGGTAATATCTGGTAGTCCGCTCATTATTGATTACGGTTGAACTGTTGCTCCTATTTGAATGAATTTTACTCCATTAAATTGGAATTTAAAAACATTTGTTTTACTGGCCGCAATAGTATATCGTTGCGTTGCCAATGGTGTGATAAAGTATGTACTTGGAAATCTTACCGCACCTGCACCACTTCCCTTATTTATAATTACAGTTAAGTAATCACCAAGTTTGCAATTAGTTAAATTTGCTTTGATGTTTACCGAATCAGTAATATTGCTTGATGGTCTAATGATAGTTTCCCACGCGTTAGGTGTTACTTCAATAGTGTCATTACCCGCTGCATCATTTGTTGTTACCAATTTATAGGTCAACACACGCCCCGTATTGTCGGAGTTCTTGGTTGTTCCAAATCGAGGGGTGGTTGATTGTGCTTGTACGGCCACCGATAAAATCAAAGCGGCAAAAAGGAAAATTATTTTTTTCATGTTATTTTTTATGTTTAGTGTTTGGATCTTTAATTGTTGTGGTTACTTCTTTTTCGTTGGCTTTTTCAGTGCTATCGTCAATTTTACCGCTTGACTTTTTGTCGTTCATAATTTCCTCACGGGTAACAGTAACGGGGTACAATGGTTTTTTTCTAAATAGCCATGATGTGCCTTCAAGGTTTAAATAAACCTCGGTATAATTGGGACGTGCTTCGAACACGTCCCTAATTGCTTGCAATTGTTCTTTTGATAAGTTTTTCATTTTGTTTTTTAATTAAGCGTGGTACAATACTACTTCTTCAAACCATCCGCAGTTAACATCAACTTTCATCAACATTTTTACGAAGTACAATTCAGAATTAGCTTGTAAATGTGCCAATTGTAAACCCTCATCATCAACACTATTCATACCCATCCATAAGTTTGAACTCATGTCGGCTTTACCGCGTGCAATCATATAAACATCATCTGGGAAGTCTGCAATTTTTACAATCGGTAAAGATTTATAAGTGTTTGGACCAAGTGTTGTAAAGTCATTGCCTTTATAAGTTTGGTTTTGGATAGCAGTTTGATAGAAATCATAAGTTTTATAAGAAACAAATATTTTCATCTCTGGATCGTACTTTAATGCTGCAGGGATTAACACGTAACCTTTTTCAAGTTCCGCAACAATGTTCGATGCACTTAAAGTTGTTGGCCCGCCTACGTCAATTGTTGATGCGCTGTCTAATGCTTTTTGAATAAACCCATCAAAGTATTTAAACACACTTGTTAAAGATGTATCACCGTTCCACATGATAGCATTTAAGAACTTAGCATGAACGGCCAACACTTGTTGAACCAATACGCTTTCAGCACTAAAAGGCAATGTTCTATCAATCAATGTAGGATTTAATTGCACTGCCATCCATTGGTCCTCAAAATCGCGCGGGTTAAATTCTTGGTAAATCATATAATCGGCTGGCTCAATAACTTGACCAGTGATTGTTTCAGTACCAAAACTTGTTGGTGTGGCTTGTCTGTCTTGGATTAAATCTCCATACTCAGCACGTCCCCAACGAGGTATAGTGAATTTCTTTTTAATACCATCTTTTACGTAAACTGAACCGCTGTTAATAGTGTCGGCTTGTGTAATTGCTTTCACAATAAACGTACTTGCTGCCTCACCTGCATAGGTGGTATCAGAAATTACAAACTCGTATGCTAAACCGCTTTGTTTTGCGCTTGGAACAATTGAGTTAACTAAACCTTTAATCGCACCAATCGCCAATAAAACGGCTGCTGTTTCATAAAATATTGTTTTCGCATCACCAGTAAAGGCTAACGAAAAAGTGCTGGCGAATACGCTAATAAGCGCCAACGAAAGTAAAAATCTAACTATGTTTTTCATTTTGTGTGTAGGTGTTTGGTTATTTTTTATTTTTTTCTGCTGCTATTTTCGCCATCGTTGCTGCCATTGATGCACCTGGACCAAGTTTAGAAGCATCATTTGAAGCCTCAACTTTTAAAACCTTTCCAACTTTGTTAACGGCCAGGGTGTTTACTAATTTCTCAGTACCTTCGTAGTTAGCTGTTGCAAGTTCTGCCCATTCGTTTTCCGCTTCGTCAGTATCAGCAATTTTGCCATCTAAACGTGCTTTTTTAGCAAGCGCAATGCCTTTGCTTTTATTCTCCGCTTCAATACGTGTTTTGTTTTCCGCCTCCATTGCGTCATATTTATTTTGCAATGCGGTTAAATCGGATGTGGCCTTTGCAGACTTATCAGATTCAGCTTTTAACAGGTTCGACAATTTTGTGATTTCTGTGGTCGCTTTGTTTTCGATTTCAGAAATAGCGTGTAAGATGCTGTCCTCATTGGCATCATCATTTAGCTTTAATCTATTTGTTACTTTTTTCATTTTTATTGTTGATTGGTTAAGATTTAATTTATTGGTTGCAAATTGAATAGCCTCTTTTAAATTTGTTGCTGTTGTGATACGTGGTTTATTTAGTTCATCACTGTAAACAATCTCATCACAAAGCCCCATATCTAAGCATTGTTCAGCATTTAGCCATGTTGTTGATGCCATCATGCCGCGAATATCCATTTCACTTTTGTTGGTACGTCTGCAAAGCATTGTCACAACCGAATCTGTAAACGAATTATACATTTTGGAATCTGTTGTCCCTTGTACCGGGTGCAACATCATTTTAGAATAATCAGCCATGTAACGTTTACGCCCTGCTTGAAATAAACTTGCTGCAATTGAAAAGCAACCACCCATATTATAGGTGTTTACTTTTGTTTTGCTGTTAAGTATTGCAGAATAGATTTTTTGACCTCCGAATATTTGACCGCCTTCTGAGCAGATCCACACGCTTATTTCTTTTTTACCCAATTGGTCAAGTTCCATTAATTCACGGGCAAAAACAGCAGCATCAATAAAAGCATCACCATCCCAATTGCCGTTATCATCTGTACTCATGCCTATTTGGGCATCAATAAACATGATAGGCGTGTCCGTATTGGCACCAACTGTGTATTTATATCCGTTATCTGAAATCATTAGTGCAAAAATAATTTAGTTAAAAATTGATGTATATGTAAAAAGTTAAAAAAAGTTTTTTATATTTGTGTCGAGGAATTACAGAGAGCGGGTGTAATTTAAACTAATATCGGAACTGCATTGTCAAAATGTGTAGTTAGAAAACTTAATCCTCTGATAGCAAGGGAGAAATGCAGACGTGCAAAAGTATCTAAATAGGCGTAAAGCAGCAGGCGAGCAACTGTTGTATT